CCTGCTACTGTAGTTGGTTTGCTAGTTAATGAAGCAAATGACTGTGCTGGAACTGATGTTAAGTAATTAGAATCATTAGTCCATTGACTAATATTACCGGTTTTGTTTGTAAATTCAGTTGTGCTTGTAGCTGTAGCAGCATCAGTAATTCCGTATCCTGCTAATGTAGTAGGTGTACTTGCAAAGTTGCCCCAATTTAAATAGTATGCACCATTTTGTCCATTGAGTGTATCAGCATCAAGCCCGCCACCACCTGATGTTGCGTCTGCTGCTGGTGCCCACTGTGCGCCATCCCATTTTAGAACTTGTCCTACGCCTGGTGAGTTACCACTTACATTAGAAAGATCAGCTAGCACGTTGTTAGCAAAGTTAAGTCTTGCACCAACACCATCAACTAGTAGTGTTGAATCATCTGCAAAAACAGAACCAGTTAAATCTCCAGTAAACACACCTTCCGCAGCTGCTTCATATGTGATTTCACCTGTACCGGCATTGTATTTTAAGTAGTTAGCATTTGATGCACCTCTAATTGGTTTGACAACAAAACTACCTGATGTTGTATTCTCCAATGCAGTTCCTGAAGCATTTATAACAATACTACCTGCTGCTTGATTAGCTGTACCGGCACTAGTACCAATTGCTATTGAGTTTGGACCTAGGTTTGTTTGTCCGGCACTAGCACCAATTGCTATTGAAGCTGAACCTTGTGCTGATTTACCAGCGTCAGTACCAATACCAATTGCATTACCACCTTGACTAGTTTCGCCTGCGTCTTCACCGATTGCTATTGCTCGTGTACCGTGTGATGTTTTACCTGCATTTTTACCTAGTGCAATAGCAGATTCACTTGTGCGTAAGCTTGTTGTATCAACTACACCAACAACTTTAGCATTTATTCCGTCTATAATTACACCTGAGTCATCTGCAAATACTGAACCAGTTACATCGCCTACCAGTGCGCCATAGTGTACGCCACTAACTGCGTCGACTAGTAGTGTTGAATCATCTCCAAACACACTACCAATTTGATCACCAATTAGTATACCATTTAACGTACCATTGAACGTAGATGCTGTTATGTTTCCGCTAGCATTAATATTTTGGAAATAACCTGTACCAAAACGTAAAGCCGAAGTACCAATTTCTCCTGTATTAGTTGTAGGTGGAGTAAATGTGCTTGTTAATTCTGTTGTTCCTAGTTGAACTTTAGTTCCTGCTGTAATAGAACCTATTGTTGGATAGTGTATATCGCCTACAATTTTACCTGCTACTGCATCTATCATTACAGTAGAATCATCTGCAAACACACTGCCAGTTAAGTCAGCTTGTAATGAGTTTCCAGTAGCACCACTAAAGTAATCATTTATGTATTGATTAATTCCTGCAGTTGTAGCAAACCCAACATCGTTTGTAAATTCTGATATATTTGTAGGAGCACCTTGTATAGCTGCATACGCAATTTTACCTGTGGTAGCATTAAAAATTAGTGTACCATTGTAATCTTTTAAGTCACCGTATAAACTACTAGCCCATACACTGTTAAATTTATTTGTATTACTGCCAAGTAGTGAATTGTTGTTGATTGTAGGAGTAATGTTACCTGTGATATCTAAACTTGTAATTCCTACTGCTCCAAAATCACTTAAAGGGCGAAATTCAAGGGCTGTTCCTGCAGCATTTACCGCCGCAAACTTATTTGCATTGCCTGTAAACGTATTAGGTGTATCTGATAATTGTAAGAAGTTTTGTGCAACAAGTCTATTGCCTTGAACTGTAATTACAGCAGCTTCTATCGTGCCTAGTGCAGTAATGTTTTGTACGCCTACAATACTGTTGTCAGCAAGATTTAGATTATCCCCGGTTTGGAGTTCTTTGATCTTATTCGCATCGAGCGTGTCAATTACTAGTGGATATCTATTTGCCATTGTTATCTACGTCCTGTTTAATATATTTATCGTAACTCATTATAGTGCCGCAATTCTTGTCTTAAAGTCAGCAAAGTCGGTGCTTGCCGCTACCTCTGCTTTTAATGTAGTTAATGTTATAGTTTCAGCTTGTAATGCACTTGCCGCTAATGCACCTTGAGCTGAAGTTGCCGCATCTGTGATTCCATAACCTGCTAGTGTAGTTGGTTTACTTGTAATATCTGCAAAACTAAAAGTTGTATCGCCTGCAAGTGCTGTTGTAGAACTTGTACCTAATGCTAATGCATCAGTAATTCCATATCCTGCAATAGTGGTTGGTTTACCTGTAACATCAGCAAATGCAACTGTTGTTAGATAATCTGTTCCTGCTACTGCCGCACTAATGTTTCCGGAACCATCTGCTTTAACTATTCCTGTTATTGCACCTACTACTGGATCTGTTTCTGTAAAGCTTGTTGCTGTAATGTTTAAACTATTAACAAAAGTTTGATCTACTCTTGTATCAATTGCAGAATTTACTCTTGCAGTAGTATGATACAAGTTAGTTGTACCTTCTGTTACGTCATCAGTATCACCGCTTAATTCACTTAGTGCATCTTTACTTTGTACTTGTGCATCAACGTATGCTTTTACTGATTCTGCTGATGGTACATTAGTTGCACTTGCGCCTGCCATAGTGTCTGAATCAACTATTGCATTTTGTACTCTAGCATCTGCCCTAGCATCTGTGTAATATAAATTTGTACCTTCACTTAAATTTGTTGTTGATTTTGCAGTGAATCCTGCGTCAACTCTAGCGTCAGCTCTTGCTTGTGTGTAATATAAATTAGTATCTTCTGTTAGGTCAGCTGTAGTATGATTAGCAATACTTGAAACTGTTCCTGTTACATCTCCTACTAAGCTTCCTACAAACAATTTACCTACAGCATCAACCATAATAGTTGAGTCATCTGCAAATACACTACCAGTTACATCACCAATCATTGGACCATACAGTGTACCTGTTAGTCCGTCCATCATCATTTTAGAGTCATCTGCAAATATACTTCCAACCAAGTCTCGAACTTCTACAACACCACTATCAACAAGTAATGCGCCGCCTCCGCTCATACTTAATTTTTTACCACCTAAGTAAATAAAATCTTTTACATGTAAGTTACCCCATTGATTAGTGCCACTTCCTAGATCGTGTGTTCCATTTTGAGAACTAATTAAGCTGCTCTCTAATGAAGTAGGACTTACGAAGTTACCAGCATATAACTCGTTAAAGTTACTATTAGCTTTTGTAAATGCAACACGTAAAGGATCACCATCGCCTTTGTTAGCACTTGTACCGATATTAATAGTTTGTCTAGCCATTTGTTAGGTTTCCTTTGTCAACTTGTATTCTTATTTTTCCAGCAGTAACAATAACTTCTCTTTTCTGTGGATTTTTAGTATCCTCGGCCTTTGAAGCTCCTTCGGTTACAAGTTTGTTCATATATTGTTTACTTAATAATGTTTGGTGACTATCGCTCATTAGTGTTTACCTACCACAATTTCAACTATACCACGATCACCATCTTGTTTAGATCCTACAGCCTTACCAATTACAGTACCTACACTAGGATCATTATTAACAATTGCATAGCCTGCGATTGCACTAGTAACTAACAAGTCGCCCTTTTCAACTTTGCCAATTACTTTACAAGGCACTCTTCCTTGTAGTGCTAGTGCAGTAACATTTAATCCTGACAATGCTGAGTTCATTAAGTGTGCTGGATTAGTAGATACAATACCAGCAACTTTTCTATCGCCTTTAATCTCTGTTGTTGTAATTTCTTCTTCGCCACCAAAAACTAGTACAGTGCCTGGCTCATACAAACTATCTGCTAAGTAATTCTCTGCTAAGTCAGCATAGTAAGCTTCGGTTGCAGTACCATAGAATGTTGTAGCATATATGTCTTTGTATTTAAATGTTGAGCTACCAATATCGTATGCATTTGTTACATCTGGCACTGCTCCGCTACTGCTAAAGATAAATGGTACAACACTTGATGTTGTAGCACTATCCGCTGTCACAATACCTATTTGTCCTGCCGCTGTTTTACCAGTATTAGCACCAATTGCTATAGCTGTACTTGCTGCACCTTTTTCGCCTGGTGCTTCAATAAAGCTAGAGTAGATCCAGTCAACACCTAGTACTGCTTCACCGTTAAAGTTTGAAGCATCTTGTAGTACACTTTCTGCAACACCTGTTCCGTCTATATTAACACTACCTGCAATTAATAAATCTGGTTTACCATTTGCACTAACACCTGTAGTACCTGTGGATCTAAGTATTTCACCTTGTGCAGGTGTTTTCATTATAACTGTCGTAGTATCTAGTGCTAATATTTCGTATGATGAATCACCGCCAAGTATTAATGAGTTTACTTGTATACTGCCGTTTAGATCACTTTTAATAATACTGTTTACTTCACCTGTCTTAGTAACGTTTGATACAGCATAAGTTCCTGTGCCTGTTTTAATTACAGCTTCACCTGGATCTGATCCTACTGCTATTGTTGTAGTCAAATCAGCATCACCTATTCCGCCGCCTTCTGAAACTACTGTAGCAAATGATATTTCATCAATGTCATTGTCACTGCTGTCGCCACTCCAGTTACCTAGCACAGTGCCGTCACTTACACGTTTGATTTTCTTAAGATCAAGTTGTCCATCTGATATTGTAGTCCAACCATTTGTTGTAGTAAACACATCGCTATCAAAAGCAACAACGCCCAAGTCTGCTTGACTTATATTTGTTGCATTTATTCTTGTACTAGCAGAATTCATTGCTAGTTTACTTTGTGATATTTGCGCTGCACCGTTGACATCTGCGTTTACAATAGTGCCTACTTTGATTTGAACATCTAGGTCTACATGTCTGTCAGTTACAACACCGCCTACAATTGTTCTATTTCTGGATGGAGTAAATGATATATCACTATTTGCTGTTGTTATACCATTTGCCCAAACATCAATTGGGCCTTTTACAAGGGTACCTTGAGCACCACCTACAACACTTACTACATCTTGTGATTCGCCGCTACCTGCAGGCAATCCGTCTTGGAATGTTCCTGTAACAGGAGTGTATGTTATTTCAATAACATTACCTTCAACACCTACTGTAGTTTTCAAGTCAACAATAGTACCTGTGGCGCCACTGTTGTTACCACTTATAGTTTGTCCTTGTACAAACGGTCCACTTACAATCGATCCTGCATTTATAATAAGTTTCTTTTCGCCTGTAGCAACAAACAAGTTACCTAAAGCATAGTCATTGTATTCAGAACTTCTTAGATCTTCTACTGATGTAGAACCAGCAATATTATCAACATATACCTTTGTTGCAGCATCACTATCTTGTGCCGGTGCTTTTAAGTTTGTAATTGTATTACTTGCAGCATTTAAATCACCCGTCATTGGTACAACACCATTTGGTGCAAGTACGCCTGGTCCTAGTTTGTTACTTACTGCTGTACCATTAACATCATATCCTAAACGTCTGTTTACATATCCCCGTACAGCACCTTCGGTTGGCACTGTGTCTGAAGCATTATCTGTCATTGCTGTATCTGTTGAGAATTCAGTAATAACAACACCACGTTTAAATCCTAGTCCGTCAACATCGCTAAGTGCAATACTTGCACTAAATGTAACTGTACCAGTACCTTGGTCAACTTGGAAGAATTTACCAACCTTGAAAATACCATTTTGATCTGTACTTACAAAGAATACTCTACCTTTGTTCTTTTCTACAACTTCATTAGCTTCACTCTTCTCTCCAGGAGGTCCAAATATAAAGTTTGGATAGTTTGATGCATTAAAGCCGCCTGTACCTATATCTAGGAAATCATGTCCTGTAGCTCTACAAGTTGAAATGTTAACTGTAACTGTACCTGTTGCTCCTGCTTGTAAACCTGCTCTAATAGTGTTAGTTAACCCTGACAATACAACTGTGCCATGTATACCTGTTGCATTAGTAGAGTTAATTGTTTCTCCTACTTCAGCTAGATCAACAATAGCGTAAACATCATCTGAAGCTGATACTTGTTCTGCGCCTCCGCCTGTTACACCTCTATAGTTGTAAACATAATGTTTCTTACCTTTCCAAGAAATAATTGGAGCTTCAGTTAACGTCGAAGTTGACCAACCTACTGGTCTGTATGCTTCAGGTGTCCTTGCATTATTGTTAAGTCTAAATTTCTCGTTAGCATCTGCTACTGCTTGAAGTGCTAGTCTAACATCACCTGCTGTTGCACCTTTAGTAGTTCCAGTGCCGCTTAATGCTGTTTCCGCTGCTCTAGTATTATCGATAGTTAATCTAATATAATCATACCCACTATCAAATCCTGCTTGGATACTATTAGCACCTAATGTTGTACCTAAACTGTTGCTAGTTAAAAATGATATTGATCTATAAAAGTTTCCTGGATTCTCATTAAACAATACCGCAGTACTTGGTCTAATAGTAAGTAAATCTGGCTGTGCTAAGTCATTAAATATATGTGTTTCGTTGCGTCTATAGTTTATAAGATCGTTGTGCGTTGGAGATGCAACAATACCGTTTTGTGCATATTGTGCAGATGATGTTGAGAAGTTTAATTTATAAACTGCTCCACTGTAAGTTGGCGTGTCATCTGTTGTAGTAAGAGCTGTACCCGAGATACTTGCGCCTGTTATTGCACCTGTGCTTGGAGTACTATCTCCCGCATCAACTTGTGTTACTGTAATAGTAGCATCGTTTGCAGGAGTTGCTCCGCCTAGCTTATCACCTGTAACTAAGAATGTATCATTTTCTCTATAATCTGTACCTGGTGTTTTAATTACAACAGTATATCCATCAGTTTTTGTTTTGCGTACTTGGAATCTTGCACCAGTAGCTCCAGCTTCTGCAACGGTCTGTGTTGCTGTAATGGGCGGTGTGCCACCTACACCTACTCCATTAAATGCACCCAGGTGCGGAGTAGCTAATTCTACATTGCTTACTTCGTATCTTCCTAGTACAGCATTTGGTGATGCATTAGTATGATAGATATCAAATTCTGATCTGTTTGACGGTACATCTTTCATATCATACACATACATATAAGCTGTAGCTGCTGCGTTTGTGTAACCTGTTGCATCAACTGAAAGGGGTACACTGTTAGCACCTAATGCGCCTGTGGTGCTTCCTGTAATTGTGTTTGTTGTGTCGAAACTTCCTGTAGTATCTCGTAAATAAATTTGACTATTACCGTTAGCACCTGTTGATATAACAACTACACCTGTTGCACCTGTTGATGCTTGTGTAAATGTTTCGCCGGCTACGCCAACTACAGGTCCTGTAGTTTGTAATATAACTGAAGCTGAGAATATCTTGCCCGGCATAACCATATCTTCTGCTAGAGATACAGCGTCTGGAATTTCGTTTGGATCTGATCCTTCAGCAACTAATCCAAATTCGCCGTAACAACTAGACCCTGTTAAAGATCTAATTTGAGAACCGTTTTTAGAATAGTAACTTACATGACAGTAGTATGTAAACATAGATACCATTTCTGATATGCCACCGTTTACAGCAACTAGACCATAGCCCAAGTCGTTAATTTGTGTAAAGTCATTACCTAACATACTTCTGTTACCAGCTGTTTGTAGTGTAATGTCGATCGGCGATGCAACACTTTGCACAGTTTGCCTAATAATTAATGCTCTGTTAGTGTCAATTGCACCATGTGCAGCTTGTAGTCCTGCTGTTGCCCATGTAATCGATGGTTTAACAATTGCTGGTACACTGTTTAAGTTTGATGCTTGAATTACATTGATTATAATATCAATCAACACACCTAATTGTGTTGCTGTAGTAGCATCAGCTGTTAAGCCTGCTGTTACCTGTGTTTCTGCGTTGCCTGTTGATTTAGTAAAACTTACGCCGTTTACAATATCTGACAATAATCCTTTAATATGATTCATTGCATTAACTGTTGGAGTAACTTCAGCTGCTGCTAATACAGCTACACCATCATCAATATATGAACGTGCGGCTTGTCTTGATGCAGTATTACCACCGTAGTTGATATCGTAAGTAATAGCATCAATAATAAATCTTACATCTCTAGCACATTTAACTTCATCATATCCTGGTGCTGGACTATTAAGATTAATAAATGCTACTGCTTCTGCACCTAAAAATGTTCTATTTTCTTGTAGCTTTGTACGTGCTTCTACTGACTTAGCGTAAGGTAATGCACTCGGTGCTGAGAAAGTAATTGTATCTGCAGCAGTTTCAGTTCCTAATGCACCATTGTCAAGTATATCAATAATTTCATCGAAAGCAGCATTTGATCTTGATAATGCTGTTGCGTCACCTGCAACACTTGATAGTGCGGCAGTTTTAGCTTTAGTAACTTGGATAGCTGCAATAGTTTGTGCTTTTTGATTTGATTGTAAGTATGTACTTACAACGTTACGTTGATATGCTAATCCGTTTGTTACCGCGTTATAATTTGTGCCAAGTGCTAAATCAAACTGTACAGCGTCTAAAATATAACCTGTATCTCTTTCGCATTTAGCAACTTCAAATTGAAATGTTCCTACTTGTGTAAGATTAAATCCTGTAATAAGTTCACTAGTAGTGCCTGTAAATCCTGTACCGCTATTTGAACTTCTGTCTAGTACAAGGATAGCTGTTCCTAATGATTTATCATAATTTGTAATTGCGTTAACTTGGAATCTTCTGCCATCAATGTAAAACGCACAAGGAGTTTGCGGTTTTCTTACAAACAACCCTTGTGGTTGTGATTGTGATCCTAAACTTTTAATATTTAGAGTAAAAGGATCATTACTTACTCTGCCAGTAACTTGAATAGCTGAGTTACCTACAAATGCATCTGTATATAGTCCGCCTCTAAATGCTTGCTTGTTTAAACTTGCAGCAAAACTAGATCCTGTTTGTATGTACGGTGATTTAGTAAGTATTTGTCCATCTGGATCAAGCACACCCATAAATCCACCATGACCTTGCACAGTCATATTACGTAGAATAGTAGCATCGTTTAATAAAAATACGTCTTGATCTCTATTGTGCTTAGGTGGATTGTAAGATGTATTAAATGCAAAGTTTACAGAGTTTATAAAATTAAGTATAGTAGTATCTATTGTATCTATTTCAGTCCAATATGTTGCAATTTCTGTTGCATCAAATGTAACACCAGAAGTATGTTGCAGTTTTGGAACATAATATCTTATAACACCTGCTGATGTAAATTTAACTACATCTTGCAATTTGTATAATTTACCTGTAGTCCAAGTAGCTGGAGCAGAATCACCATTAGTTAAATCTTGTGCATATACTCTATCACTTGCAGTCCCGCCCGATTGGTTGTATAATGTACTAGGTGCTTGTCCTTGTAGCAATTTGTTTGCCATTGTGTATATGTGTGCAACACCTGCTACCCATTCGTCATGTACACTGCTAATTAGATTTGGACTAGTTAAACCTTCTTGGTAAATGTCGCCTTGCTCTTGCAAAACAAATTCATTACCACCTAATCTTAAATCTTTTATAATAGCATCAACTATTTGTCCAGTCCAACCGAACCATTTTGCCCTAGAATATACTGCTCCTGCTGGCAATGAAGGATATGTCGTTTCAATATAGTTTACGACCTGTTCTTGAATAAATTCTTTGTTGTCAATAAATGTAAGTGCCGATGTTTCCCAGTTTCCTACGTTAGTGTAACCAGCGCCTATATTTTTTAAACTTCCTGGTTTTTCTAAATAGTGATAACCAAAGTATCCATCAAATGTTCCTGTGAGCGGGTTTTTATACACGTCACCATTAAGAATAGTATCAACAGTAATATTAATTGCGGGTGCGCCGCCACTACCTAACTGAGAGTCTTCAATAGTAATTAATTCTTCTTTAACAAAGTTTTTACCTTTTACTGTAGGAGTTGCAGATGTTACTGCACCATTACTATCAATTATAATTGTTAAAGTTGCTCCAGTGCCAATATTGCTTGTAGTCATATTAGCACTAGTTACAGTGTAGGTTCCTGCTGTTCTAGATGAATTAATTTGAGTTTCAAATCTAAGTGTGTTTATTTCTGAAACACCTAGAACCATACCATCAAATTCAGCGTCTCTATAGAAATACGTATCAGCGTATCTTGATTGAGATATTCTATTCTTAGGTCTTACAATAACTCTACGTTGCTCGTCACCTCTAATAGAAACGTTGTTTGGAACTTTAATTGGAAAGTCTTCGTCATAAATGCCTGACTCAACAACAATTACAACCTGTGTTTCATTTTGTACGTTACCGTATTCTAATTCTTCACCTGGTATAAATTCAATTGGTTTTAATAATTGTAGTTCAATTTCGTCTGTAGTAGCAATACTTACTGCTCGTGATCCAGACTCGTGTTTATAATCTACCATCAGTCCGATAGCACCAGATGTTTTACCTCTTATAACTTTACCAGGAATAACATCTGTGTTGTTTGGATTAGCTTGATCTAAGAAACCAAAGTTACCATTGTTTGCATTAATCTTATAGGTCGTTGTACCATCAACAATTTGCGGAGCATTCAATGCTCCATTATTAATTACATCTAATACAATTTGAAACTTTGCATCGATAGCATCGTCAGCAGTCGCATCTGGAGTGATTGAACCGTTTATAAATTGTGTAACTTGTGTTTGATAACTTGTTGGTACTGCTGTGTTTGTTAAAATATAATTTTTAACAATATTTTTAGCATAGGTAATACCTGCAACTGTTTCTGTTTTTTGTGTACCAATGAGTGTTTGGCCTTCAACGCTTGCATAGTAAGTTAAACCTGCATATCTAGATAAGAAGTTTGCGTTGTTTCCTAACAAAGAATCTAAAGAAACACTATCAAGTATTTCTTCAATACGCTTTTCAAAATCTTCTTCATTATAATCACCTACATGATCTGGATATGTTGCATTCATGTATGCTGTAACTTCTTTAGCAACAAATTCTTTGTTGTTTATAATAAGTGTTCTAGCATTTGTTCGACCGCTAATTGGTGAAGTAATACCTGCTGTATTAATTGTTGATAAATTAACACCTGTGTTGTAAGTCAGTGTCTGCATATACGGACCTGGCTCAGGCGGTGCCGAAATAATTATTTCTTCAGCTTTTCTTGATGCAGCATTTATAGTTTTGTATGCATATCCAATTGCACGACCTTGCTTTCCATCTGGAGTAAAGCGTTGTGTGTCATCACCTTTCATAGTAACAAATATGTTTACATCACTAGTAGCCGCAACATTGTCTACATATAGTTTTGATACTGCTTGTAAGTCATCTGGACCATATGGTGTACCTTTACCTGAAAGTTCGCCTGGATGATCAAACAAGTTTAAAGCACCTGTCATTGTATCACCTTGTCTACGTACTACTGATTTTCTAGGAAGTGCTACATTGTTTAACCAATTACCACTAAGTGAAGAATCATAAGCAGCATCTCTAATAGTAAACGTTCCTGAACCACCTGACATTAATAGTCTACCAGTTCCAGCAATTGCGCCTGTTGATGTAGAATGGAAGCTTAGTGTATTAGCATCTATAACTCTTATAAAATATTGCTGACCGGTAGTAACATTTGTAGGATCAGTACCAGTTGAAGTCCAAACAAAAGGAGAACCAGTATATGAACCAGGCAATCCATGATTATTAACTATCATGTTGCCTAAGTTTAGACTAGTAATGGTAATTGTATAAGCTGAAGCATCACTAGGCTCATCTGCTAATCTAATTCCGCCACCTGGCACGTCTTTAGTTTGATAATTGCTGTCAGCATACGCTTTGTTAATAACTAAGTCTGAAACTGTATACTGTGTATTGTGTACAGCATTAAATGTATCAATAGCTGCTTGCGTTACTGCTACGTTTGCAATTGGCTGAGTTGCCGCATCTAACGGTCCACCTAATACAGGTATTGGGTCATTAGACACTTTGGATACAAGTTGTCTAATAATAAGTTTTCCACTTACACTGTAATCAAAACCAATAGTATCAATAGTACCATCTAATGCATTATTAGAAGCAAGTTGTAACAAATTCATACCACTGCCATCACCAGCAACGGCAGGCACTTTATTTTCGTTACCTTGATATGTTGACGGTGTATCACTTAGATCTGTAAAAGATATTTGTCCACCAATACCAAATACAGCATACAGTTCAGTAAAGTTTTCGTTTACCTTACGAAACGATTCTCTAATACTATCACCAGTGCCGTCATTACCTTCTACACCAATGTCTACATTTTGCTTTGCCATTCTCTAAATGCTCCGTTATACCGCTGTTGCCAGCGAGTTATCTAATTTATCCATATCAAAGTTAATGCTCACTCCACATCCACACTCTGATTTTGTATTTGGGTTTCTAATCTCAAATGTTTGTCCTACAAAAGATTTTACATAATCTACTTCTGTACCTGCTAAAAACATTATACTATGAGCTCCAATAACAAAATTCCCCGATCCTGTATCAATAGTAATATCCATTTTCTCTACGTCTTCCTCTTTTTCTACAGAATTCCAGTCATACTGGAAACCTGCACAGCCGCCACCAGAGAGGTTTAAACTAACTGCATAGCAATTATTTTCTTCGCATAATGTGTTGACTTGTTGTTTGGCTGCTTCAGTTAGTGTGCAAATGGTCATTGGAGCTCCTTAATTCATATGTATTTATCGAACAGTTTTATAATCTTAATGTTAAATATAGTTATGTTCTTAAAAGAATTTAAAAAAGAAACCCGGCACACACGTACTAGCAAGCTAGGAAACACACATAGATACAATAGATTTCAAACTTTTGTAGTACTAAGGTGCGACAGTTGCGATACTGAATTTACTAGACCTAGAGGATCTATGGATCCTAAGCGGTTAACAAATAACTATTTCCATGTGTGTAGTAGTTGCGATGCAAAAAGGTTTGCACAAAAAAAAGGCGTAGAAAAGAAACAAGTGTGGAATATGACTGCTTCTAGTACTACGCCTATTGGTAAACTTTAGCCGCTTACGAATTTACCTTTAGGGCGATACCAATTTTTCTGATGGTATATTCTTCCTAGTAGTTCTTGTATTTCTTTCATTTCTTCTCTTAGTTGGGGAGAAGTCTCCCCTTCAGCAATAGCTAAGCCTCTTCGACCTGCCTTCGCCCGCAATGCTTGTTCAATAACTTCTATGTCTCTTACTGATAATTTAAAAGTTGTGTTAGGCTTAACCAACGAACTAGTCTTCTTGTTTCCAAATAGTCCAAGCGCCATATGCAATTGCCGCATATGCTAAGATACCTGCTAAAGGTTTTGCAATAAGTACAACAATTCCAAGTGCAATAAGTGCTGCACCATCCCATGATGTACGTTCTTCAAGTCGAGCTTTGATCCAATCAATTGGGTTCATTATGTTTCTCCATTAGTTTGTTAACACTACTATTTAAGCCACTATCTAAATGTAGTTATATGCATACTTATAAATAAAGTTGACATTATTAACCCAAACTGGAGAAAGGATTATGTTCAAATTTTTAGCAAACTTGTTTAAAGGCCCAGAACCTGTAAAGAAAGAGCCTGTAATCAAAGCTGGTGTAGTAGACACAGGAAAAGCACCTAAAAAGTTTCCTGCTGATAGCGTACTAAAAGGATTAACCAAAAAAGAGTTGGAAGAACTAGCTCGTACACATGGTGTAGAACTTGATAGACGCAAAACAAAAGTCAATATGATTAAAGAATTTAAGGATTTACATTCTAAGAAGAAGTAATTCTAGTAGCCAGCTGATCTTGAGCAGTTGAAATCCTATTCAACTTACGTTCGAGAACATTAATAGCAGCCTGCTGCTTTCGAATTTGCTCTTCTAACGCCTGGACATACTTTTGTGTAGGCAAAATTCTTTCAACTCCATCTTCGCCTAACATTGCGATAGTATCAGCCCCTTGACCTCTAATACCGCCTGCAACTCTGTTTGGATTTTTGTTTGATTCTTTAGGCGACGGCGCTGAACGACCGTACATCTTGTTCAAGTATGTCATACTGTTCTCCTGTGTAGTATTTATGTAGCTCGATACTAGCAAGATTTTTACACTTGCTCTCGCACATAATATCTGCATAGTCTAAGAATGATAGTGCATAATCATTTACAAGACGATTAGGATAGTAATCACTATGAGCTCTAAGTTTAGCTTTCTTGTGTCCTGCTTCTAGTAGCCTACTCATACTAGGCATTGTATCGTGTGCATAGCCTTCGGGCAAATGCTCGTTTCTACTGTAGCTGTAATGTATTACAGGACGCACACCACGCCAACTATCTATTACGCGAGCAAATCTATTGTCGGTTGGGCTGATGTATTCTCCTTCACGACACCAGTGGTGGTGTATGTCAAGTACAAGTGCGAGGTCGTCTGCAAGTTCGAGGCTGTGTTCGATGCCCCATTTGTTTTCGTCATTTTCGATTGTGATGCAGTTTCTCGCCTCTTGCGAGAGTCGCTTGAGGGCGGCTTTGATACCGGCTGGACCTTGGCGACCTGAGATGTGTACGTTGCACTTAAAGTCTTGGAATTGTTGGCCGTAGCCCATCCATCTGATACAATCCACATGATATTCAAACTCCTCTATACTACGTTCAACTATTTCTTCACTATCTGAAGCAAGGACTGTAAATTGGCCTGGGTGCATGCTGAGTCTAACATCGAGCTCTCTTGCTCGTCTACCAACTTCTGCGAAGTGTTTTTCACAGTACGCCACCACATCAGGCTTGCGCCAAAAATAAGACCAGTCAGGCTGGGTATAAACAGGAAGTACATCGCTACCCAATCGGACCATTCTAAGTTCTGGAGTAAGAGATCCCACATATTCAATTAGCCTTCCATATGACGCAATATTGTGGACCATAATATCCCACAAGCGTTCTTCAGCAACATCTACAGTTTGTCTATTCAACCATTGAACAGTAGTGCTACGAGTATTTAGCGGACGCTGAATTTCTTCTAGCAGTTTCTTCTTCTGTGTTTGATCTGGATGCATGTACTTGCATGCAAAACCTATGCGTTTTGTAGCATTCATATAATCTCCGCATGTTGTAGTTGCTTTTACCATTGTTTATATAGTATAACACGTTTTTTCAAATTAGTCAACTTTTTTTAACGATTCAAATTTTCTTGGATAGGTATTAAAACTAATACAATATCTCGCTTCGGTGTAATTTATTGCTGTACTATGTTCACACCAACTAGGAAATAACCATAGCATGCCTTCCCATGCAGGTACTTCTTGTACATATGAATTATATTCGTTTTGTTCTACAAAAATTGTAGACATATGATAAGGCTTTAGTGGACTATGAAGCTGTAAAGGTGGACTATTTCGATTATCTCCTACTATTTTAGGATAAAATGCACCGCTGATTACACTGCCTTCATGCCGATGAGGATTTGTTTTGCTACCATGACTTCCTTTGTTAATCCAGCTATTCCAAATTCCAAGAGGTTCTAACTTCAACTTCTCTACATATGCATCCACACATCTCTGCATAAGATTCGTCAGTTCAGGATGTTCTTCCAAATAACTTGAAGAGCCCCATGTGCTACCGTCTCCTTCATTTTTGCTCTCTATTAAGCCATGAGGAGTAATTAGTTTGTCTACTCCTTCTACTACTTTGTCTTTGTCATACAATTCTCTTAAATCAAATCCTAAAAACAATGTAGGGAAAGCTGTAACTTCAGTTATTTTTAATTCTTCTGACATCAGAATCCTCTCATAGCTTACATATAATTATACTATCTATTGTTTCATATGTCAACTAATAACTTGGAGAGGGTACCCGGAGTCGAACCGAGATAAGCGGATTTGCAATCCGATGCATAGCCATTCTGCCATACCCTCCTGGTGGGCCCTGTTGGATTCGAACCAACGATCGATCCGTTATGAGCGGACAGCTTTAACCAACTAAGCTAAGAGCCCGTAAAATTGGTCGGAGCAGTAGGATTCGAACCTACGACCTCCTGGTCCCAAACCAGGCGCACTACCAAGCTGTGCTATGCTCCGTGGCGGGCGTGTAGGGAGTCGAACCCCAGCTTACGGTTTTGGAGACCGCCGTGCTACCGTAACACTTCACACCCATAAAAAAAGCCCCTTGCTTTCGCTTGGGGCTTGTTTAAAACTTAATGTAAATAAATCACATCAAAACAAACCCCTCCCAAAAGGTGGGCACCATATATTAGATATTATTTGTCTTGTGTTCTTCATTACTCTAATTCCTTATTGTGTATTTACTATAACACACCTATTTATCGTTGTCAACCACTATTTCCAGTTTCTTTGAACCCAGTCGTCTTTACAATAATGTGGATTAGGATCTCCGTGAAAGACAGCAATAGATGTTTCATCTAGGAGAGCAGGTTCTCCTTTAGTTACAAAATCCCTAGTACCTCTTGGACCTCCAGTCATTTGAGGCTTTCCTCTCATTTCCCATTTATAACTTTGTATCCAATCTACAGGCCAATAATTATATTCATCTTTTATTGAATGCCGTATCCAATCTTGATCTCCTTGGAACCTTCTACTGATATTATTTTTATCTGCCATATAATCATGATAGACTTGAGCATGTTGTCCAGTGTTTAGTCTAAAAATACTAGAATTAAATTTATCATAATTGCGTACAACATGCCTATTAAAGTCTTGTATGATTATAAATTCGTTTGGCTTGTATGAAAATAGTTTATTAATGTTTTTAAAAATTATCATATCAAGATCGAGAAACAATACAACACCGTCTAATCCTAAATTAGGATTAAAGAACATGGGCTTGTACCACCATCCTTCTATTCCAGGCATTAGTTCTAAATCTATTACTCGAATACCTGGAACTAGATTAGCTGGTTGTTCAGTAAAGCAAATAAATTCATGATTGATAGTTAAATTACGCTGAACCATATGATATAGTTTGTTTACATATTCAGGGCCGTATTTGTCTCCCCATTTTAAACAAACTACATAGTATTTTTTATTAGGATCTGGTTCATTATATATTTCAGGCTTTCGAGCTTCGGACTGAGGTGCGTTGGCACTTGGAGTTATACCCTTGCTAGCATTTTTCCTCGCCTTCCGTTGTGCTTTGGTTTCGCCTGGAATATATTTTTTAGCCATCTGTAAATTTTAACTTCTGAACTTCGTATGGTGTATAGATAGCACTATTAGCACCATGTTCAGAACACTCAACTGACTCGCACCAACAACGGTTATCAGTTCCTTCACGTATAAGTTTGTCTGCAAATGCCCATGCATGTTCAGCAAACTTCTCTGCACCTACGCCATCAAGCTGTGTAATCTGTGCTAGTCCTTTTGTTTCAAGTAATAACAAATCGTCCTTCATAGGATCGTTCACATCAATCACTGTTTGATGATCAAATGTATCTTCTAACCATTTTTTCAAAGGCTTTAGCCCGCCAAAGTCAACAGCCCAGTTGCGATGATCTAATTCGCTTGCTCCAAATGTAAATTTAAATTGCAAACTATATCCATGCAAGAATCTACAGTGTGAATGATCTGCATGTGGTTGACGGAACACCGCTGATAGTCCGATGTTGTGTCCGTATGTTTTAGTTGAATAATATGCCATATAGATTACCTTTTAATTGTATTATTAATTATAGCGTAGATTTGCTAATTTGTCAACCGTTACATTACTATTTTTCCATTCTTTTGGTATTACCCAATCTTCATCTTGATGAATAATAAACTCTTTATTTGAAAAGTGTTTAAATATTCGACCTATTTGGTGTATCCAGTAACTAGGATCAACTGCTCGTTTTGTTGCTACATTATAGTTATCTGTGTCTTTGTATATGTTATTAGTAAACTGGTCTTTACTATATAAATCAAATCCTAACAAGTGTATTTCGTCACTATGTTTTGTAGCTAATAACACTGCATATGGTCCTGCTCCCCAATGCCAAGGTACGTCCCATCTTTCGTAACCTGTAAAAGGCAGTTCTGGAACAGTTCTTAAGTTCCTTTTGTTTTGAAAATATCCAACCCAGTCATGACGTGTGTATATTTTACTATTCTTTTGAAATCCTGCGTTAATAGCTTCTTGACACATTCTTTTATCAACACAAACTAAGTGATCCACATAATAATCTCGATAAATAGCATTACACCCAATTTTTTTCATAGGTATATTATTAATGTTTACATCTTTGCGACTTTCACCGTTGCCTACAACTAGTATCATGTTGTATTTAAATAAATACTGTAACAGGTAGGATAACTAATGACAGCATATATTGACACGTTTAGAAGCGTAGTTTTAACACCAGATAATATAACATTACTAGCAGATGGTGTTTCTGATGCACTTACTATCAATGCAGACGCAAATAAAGGACTTAGTCTTAGTGCTTCCGCAGAAGGCAGTGACACGCTAGACTTGAACGTAGACTATTCATTTAGTGTTCCTATTGGAACAAGTATTCTACGCCTGCAAGATGTAAACGCTAATCAAAAAGATATTACATTATCAGCTGGTGCAAACATTACTATTACTAGAAATAGTAGTAGTGAACTTGTATTAAGTTCTACAGTAGGTGGAAATAGTAAAACAGTTACAGATGCTACAGCTGCCAATCCAGTTGTTATTACAACTAACACCGCACACGGATTTACTGAAGGAACTCCTGTAACACTTACAGATATTGTAGGTATGACGCAACTCAACGGTAATGAATATTTTATGGATATTCTTACTAGTAATACGTTTGCTCTTTATACAGACGCAGTGTTATCAGCTAGTTTAGACGGAACAGCTTTTACTGCTTACACCAGCGGTGGCGTTGCTACAGCTGAGTATCAAACAACAAATCTAGTTGACATGGGCGATGTACTGTTGACAAGTCCTAGTATTGGCAAAGTGTTGTATCATAATGGCACAAAGTGGGTTGATCAAATTATTGACACTTCAGTTATTACAGAAAACACAAATTTATTTTATACTGACACAAGAGTAGATAATAGATTTGATACAAGACTTGCACTTAAATCAACTAGTGATTTAGCAGAAGGCACAAATTTATACTATACAGACACAAGAGCTAATAGTGCTATTGACACTAGAGTAACTGGTGCTTATATTAGTACACTAAGTGGTGTTATAGCAGACAGCGTTGATGGTGATCTAACTGGTAGTGTTTTTGGTGATGACTCTACGATACTAGTTGACGGTGTAAGCAATACTTTGCATGGTAATTTAGGAACAGTAACAGCAACCGAAAGTATTAAGATACACGGATTTGCTCCTGCATTGGAGAATGATTACACACAAAATAACGATGTGTCAGTTCGTGATGCTTTAGTTCTTTCAGCCTTTGCAAGTGGAGCGTCTAGTGCAGGCTATGAAGCTTCTCCTGCTATGGTTGCTTCAAAATCATTAGAAGCTAGTTGGGCACCTGTGACGGGTACTAGTTATTCGCATACAAAAGCAGGATTGAGATTAATTAAAGGAAACACCAGAGACACATTGAGGAATGGTTTAAGTTTGTCACCATTGGGTTTAGGGGACACTGTTATACTTGGTAATATAGATGACGATGGCGGAACTGCCCAAGTAGTATCAGGTTTGTCAATTGACGGAACAAGTATATATTTACAAAGTAACGTTGGTGACGATGATACAATTACTATACGTCAAAGATCAAGTGGGGGCTATTTAAATTTCATCAGTGAGGATGTTGGGGCTAGCCAATGGACCGAAATAAAGATGACTCCTACAAATATTAGATTGGAGGGCGCAATAACAGCAACCGACACTATTTCAGGAAATCTTAGTGGTACAGTTACTGGAAATTTAACTGGTACAATGTCTGGTTCAGTATTTGGCGATGACAGTTCATTGCTTGTTGACGGTATCAATAATAGACTAGTTATGGCTAACAATACAACAGATGATTTAGCTGAAGGATCCAACAATAAATACTTTACAAATGGTAGAGCTATTGCAATGACGATAGTATTCGGATAAGGATAATAAATGGCAAACCCAAATATAGTACAAGTAAGCACAATTAACGGTAAATCAATGGGATATGCACTCGGAACAACCAACGGGACGATGATACCGCCGCTCCAAGGCGCTGGTTTAAGTATTGTGCCAAATGATGAAGTATATAAAATAAATTCTATAACAATATCTAATATTACAACAGGCACAACAGCTTGGGCATCGGTATGGCGGAACGCCACCGTAGCTGGTCCATATGGTACTAGTAGTGTCAATGGATATCTAGCATATCAAATAGATATTCCGCCAAAAGCTACTATATCCATCCTAGGAAAATCAACCAGCATTTATCTCAATGAAGGTCATAGTATTGTAGCAGTTACAAATCAAGCTTCTACACTAACGTTTACGGCAAGTTATGAGGTGATAAGCTAATGGCACATAATATTGTTAACACAGGAACAATTTGGGGTATTACACAGCAAGTGCAGCCATCTAATGCTGGACCGAGTGGAAGTTATCTAACTGTAGGGCCTGAACTAGCAGGCAGAATAAAAAAAGTAAACACTATTCTTGCTGTTAATACAAGTACTACAACAGACTACGAAGCAACTGTATACCATTATATTCAAGATAATGGAGGCCCAGGTATACCAATTTCAGTTCCGCTTTGCCAGAATGTTGTAGTTCCTGCAAAGTCTACTATGGTTATTGTTAGCAGTGATAATCCTGTGTATGTTGAAGAAGGTGGTTATATTGCAGGCTATGCAAATGTAGTAAGTACACTGACGTATACTTTATCATATGAGGTTATATTCTAGTGTATAGACACAACGGTGGACTTAAAGGAAAAAAACGAGGTGATGCATCACAAAGTGGAATGTGGACAGCGGCCAAAGGTGTAATACGTGGTCGTTCAAATGGTGGCTTTATGGGTGTGGAAATGCGTAGTGCTGATCTACAAGATAACATAAACAAGCTATCAGGAATTTGGCCATTACACGGTACCAAGTTTGTACCAAACGGTGCATCTGTAACAACAACTAGTCAAGTAGATAATTCTTATTATACATACCCTGATCCTTATCAAGCTTACCAAGAAACTGGTAGAACCTATCAAGGCGGCGGCTATCGATGGTTTCCAGGCGCTGACGCTACTAATTGTGGAATGCCAACGTGGCCTGATGGTTCTTTTAGCGGCTATACTCGACAATGGACTCAAGTCGGAAGTGTTAACTGCTCAGGCTGGGTATTTGATATATACACTGTAACAGGATACTATTACACTGTTACTCCAGATCCGGTATATAACGAACAGATAGATACGGTAACTACTACTACAGATTACGATGTGTGGGACTGGTTTGGTTAAAGGAGAATAATATGACTATTATAGCATTTCAAATTGATGAGTTTGGTACAACTGGTAGAACAAATGATGGTCAAGTATTAAGATCTAATACTATTCCTACTTTTAGTTTCGACTATGATGTTCTCACATATACTCAAAATGAACGTAGCAGATTTTGGCAATTAGAACGGCACAAACTTACTGAAGAACAAGAAGCAGAAGTAGAACGTCATATAAGTGGCATTGTTGTTGATACAGAACTTACAAAACGTATGGCACAAAATCATCAAGCAAGAAAAATACTAGCACAAACTGATTGGTACGTTGTAAGAAAGATGGAAACTGGAAAAGAGATTCCCGATCAAATCATTGCTATGAGAATGCAAGCTAGATCAAATGTTGTAAATGACTAATATTGTTATAGTAGGTGGCGGCACATCAGGGTGGAGTGCGGCAGCTTTTCTTTCAAAAAATTCAGAATTTAATGTAACTATAATTGAACCAAGCGATATTCCTACAATTGGTGTTGGTGAAAGCACAATTCCTTATATTAATATTACACACAAAGAAATGGAATTAGATGTATTCAATACACCTGAATGGATAAACAAAGTTGATGGCTCATTAAAATTTAGTATTGAATTTGCAGATTTTAATCGGATTGGAGAAACTTGGATTCATCCATTCTTAGTATCAGGCTCAAATGATAATATAATGTCAGCTGAAACTTGTTCTTCTCACATACCGTTAAACATATACGAATCACAGCCTGACTACGTTAACGACAACTATATATTGCCAAACATACGTAGTCAAACATTTGTTCAACCAGAAGGACAAAACGAAGATGGCCGCCTTGGTATGGTCGGTTATCATATTGATGCTACTAAGTATGCACAGTTACTAAAAGAAGAGTCTCTTAAGCGATCTAACTTATCGTTAATTGACGCACATGTTACTGACATTGCTGTTAAAGATCAAAGCATTTCTAGTTTAACACTTAGCAACAGAGAAACAATTACTGCTGATCTATTTATAGACTGTACCGGATTCAAAGCATTATTATCAAATGCTGTAGATTCAAAATGGGATACATCTTATAGTGATAGATTATTTGTTGATTCTGCTCTAGCAGTACAATTACCATACCGTGATAAAGAAACTCAAATGCGTAATACTACATACTGCCATGCATTACAAAATGGCTGGGTATGGAACGTGCCATTACAAACAAGAATAGGAACAGGATATGTTTATAGCTCGAGACATACTAGCGAAGATGATGCTAGAATGGAGTTTAAGAAACACCTCAACGAAATGTATGGATATAACAAAGAAGAACTATCATTCCGCAAATTAGACTTCGGTGTAGGTATTCGTAGAGAAAGTTGGAAGAATAATGTTGTTTCTATTGGGCTTAGTAGTTTCTTTTTAGAGCCAATTGAAAGCACAGCAATATCAACTATGCATCATCAAATTTCTACTGTGTATAATATGCTTATGCATGATTACATTTTACCTAAAGATAAAATAAAACGTTTCAATGAAATTAATAACCTTGCAGTTGATGCTATTGCAAGTTACATAGAGTTACACTACACAATGACTAAGCGGACTGATAGTCAATTTTGGAAAGACGTTGCTTCAATAGAGTTAACTGACGAACAAAAAAATACACTAGATTTATATGTTAATCCAAACAAAAGATTTGATAGAAGTACATTGAAAGCTACTACTAACGGACATAGCATGTTCGATCAGAGTAGTTATTTGTTTTTATATTTGGGATATGACTTACTACCAAACAATACTTATTCTATGGATGATCACGAAACCCTTTAACATCATCTACAACTTCTTTTATATCTTGTTTTACTTCCAGTAAGTTATCTTCTGTATCTTTTAGTGTTTTGTAAACTAAGTTAACTGTCATTACAGTCCATATCCACCAAGCACAACTAATACTACTAACTAGTATCAGCGTAATCCAAAATGCATTATGAAAATCAACATAGTTGAATCCTACAAGAACAAAATTAAGAATTAAAATTAGTGCAGGAACTGCTTTTGCAAACATATCCCAACGTTGCACCTTTTTCCTCACATAGCTTTGCCGACGGCGAACCTGCTTATTAGCCATTATCTTTAATCCTTTGATTTAAATTGAAATTTGGCCGAAAGCCTTCCAGTTTCCTGGAGTGCCTGCCGTTAAACAAATCCATCCAACGTATCCGCTAGATGTAGGATTATCGTTCCATACTATGTCGCCCTTATTGTAGGATCCTGAAGAAGGAATATCTAACCCAGTTTCGAATTTTTTACCCTGAAATTTTACAGGACCTCCTGTTTCTATATCAACAGAAGGATTATTAACATTTATACCCAACTTACCTGTGATTTTAGTTTTATTTTCACTGTGACTTCCTAGTACAATATCTCCGTATGCATTTATGCTTATTCTTGGAGTATTATCAGTAACAATATCCAATGTGTCAGTAGTCCAATTACCAATTTTGGTAGTTGAGCCTTCGCAATCTACAATAAATTCAGATTCTAAACTTACAACACTAAGTTGAGCATTTGGAGCTTCTGTACCAATACCTAGTCTATTTGAGTCTGCTTCATAGTAGATCCAATCGTCAATTGTTAAATTATTAGATGTTTTAAGATTATTAAGTGTACCAACTGTAGACAAACTACTTTTGCTAACTGTGCTACCTAATTCGTTTTGACTTACAACAGGAACATTTCCAATGTATAGGCTACAACCATCGTTTAGGTCTAAACTTTCTGTAGTCCATATTCGATCTGGATTTGCCCTATAAATAAACTGTTTTGTTGGACCGTGATCTCGCCACTGTAGTCCTTTACCGTATATTCCAGCATCTCCTTCTGGAATAAATTCTAATGGACTAGAACGCTCATTACGTATATCAGCAGTCAGTTCATTTACATGCAGTTTCTGTGCAGTGATACTACCTTCAACATTTAAGTCACCTTTTACAGCAACTGGACTTAAAATTTCATTTACAGTTATGTTATCAACGTGTAACCCTAAGTCATTCACTAGTACAGTATCGTGTGTGCTTTCATCACGGATACCTTGGCTTTTGAATTTGGTTATCATTCCGCCATGTATTTTATTACCGCTTAAACTACGATCATTAATTTCGATTTCAGTTTCAGAATCATTTGCTAGATCTTGTATAGCAGATGCTAGTGATGACAAACTGTCTGTTACTTTTTGAATATCTGTGCTCATACTAATATTTATCCAGATACCTTTAATAGTATTGTATCCAGATTAATACGCCCATTGAGCTTTGTATCAGTAGTTTTAATTTCATCTAAGTACTTTCTTAGTGCAACTTTACCTGCACCTTTAAACTCTTTTAACTGATCTTCTGGCTTACGTAAGGTTTTCTGTATACTTAACTTTTCATCAAAGCCAATAATAGTAGTGCCTTTTACACTAAGTCCAGTTCCGTCTCGTCCTAATCCTTTTGGATCAATACTGCTAGCAACGTATTTGCCAATCTTACGTGTTTTAGTATTAAACACCCAAAGCTCATTAGCACCAACAATTTCAGTAGGAACAATACTTGCTAGTTTATACTTGTCGTTTGTTTTTGCAAACTTTAACTTTTCAACAACTTTATCAGCACTACGTGGTTTAGATTTACGTGGCTTACGTGTAGCTTTACTGGTGTCTATAACGTAGTTACAAGCTTCTACAAGCGATTCTAGTGCAGAGATAAACTTTTGTACATCTTTTTTATTAAGATGTGCGTAACCTTCTTTTAACTGTTCCCACCAATCAGCATCTTTTTCATCCATTTTAGATAATTGACCAGCAGTTGGCATCTTTTGTAGTTCGCGAAACTCTTCTAGTTCGCCCTCGTAAAATTTAATAATCTTACGTGCATGAGCTTGTGTAACGCCTTTCTTTTGAAAGTGTTTCTTAAAGTCAAACCCTTTTGGATCAAAGCCGTCTTTATTTGTAACAAACTCATCTAACCAAATATCAATTTCTTCCGATGCTTCAGAAGCTTGATCGCGTATACGTTCTTGTATGCTAGGAACATAAACATCAGATTTTGCTTTTTCTTCTACTTTCTTAGTTGCAGAAATTTTTGATCCTTCTTCAACTAGTTCAGCGATCCTTTCCTTCATATAATCTGTAATCGGAGATATTACTCCTTGTGTGCCGGGCAAGCTTTCCCAATACTCAGCTTCTTTAGGATTAAATGCTGGCATACCATCTAATAATAATTTAGCATTAATGCACAGGCCATGTTGTATTTTCCAATTAGGCAATGCCTTAAGTGACGTTATATCATTTTTAGTATATTCATCTTGAGCTAGCATCCACTGAAATAAATGAGCATGTAGTTCAGTAGCTTTAAAAGTTTGGTAGTACCAATCATGTGAATGACGTCTAAAGGTATGGAATTTTTGACCATCCCATTCTTCCCAGCCATCCCATTGTGGGACCATTGACTTTGCAGATTTTGTTATACGAGAAGCTCTTGCTTTTTTCTTCTTCGGTGCGCCTTTGATAGATACCATTTGCCGTTCCTCTTTAATGACTGTTATATCTACTATATAGTCATTTGTTTAAAAAGTCAAGTTTTTTTGATTTATTCGTGTTCGCCGCCAGCGCCTCTACCATTGCGACTTTGAAATGCTGTGAATGCTGTTGGCTTACGTTTGGCTGTTTCAAATGTACCAACTGTAATCGCAACAGCACCTAGTAGCATTACATGTGCAATAGCACTAATACCAAATACAGTCCAACTGCCAACTAGCATAGCAAATACAATGCACCACATCCATGCTAGTACTTGCATAATTAAGTGCCTTACTTGTAAGTCTGGAATGTTTTTTAATGGATTATGATTCATATCCATTATACTGTTCCAGCTATTTACAATAAATGTTCTCATTGGTGCGTATCCTTTTTCGAATGTTACTTTAATTGGGTAATATGCTTCTGCATCTTCTTTAAACTCGATAGCGTCAAATACGTTATCGAATAGTTTAGATATTTTGTGTGTTTTAAAAATCGCTGTTACTCTAAACACTCTGCTGTTCCTTTCAGTTCTTCATTTATATATCTTTTTAGTTCGTGGTCGCCAACATCTTCGGGGATTTCGTTTTTATAAAATAGTCTATAACTGTCGCTACCGTATTTTCCAATGCCATATAAGTTAGTAGCATCGTTACCGTCCCATGTAAGAAAGTCTTTGGACATCTGTCTAATACGTTTCTCTCTTACATTTACCATGCCAAGTGGTTTAAGTATGGCTTTTAGTAATGCTGGTCCTGTTTTTAGTAAACGTTGTGGAGTAGGACAATGTTCAAACAGTTCAGGAAGAACACGTTTGACTTGATGTCTACTTGTTTGATTAAGACAGATAACACCTACCATATGTTGCCATACAGATGATACCTGTTGTTGCACCATTAAGTCATCTCTCATGACTTTAGTGCTTGTGCAATTTTATCAATAAGCCATTTTTCATGTGCAGTAGGCACCCAACTTTCTTCTGGCTTCATTGTGTCGAATGTTTGCCACATTGCATCTTGTTCATTCATGTTTTTATACTTTCTTATTAGTTTTAATAGCTTCTAGTATATCTGTTTGCTCTTTTCTAAATTCTTTGTACTGTCTCCTAATTAAGTCAACAGTCATATCAAGAAAGATTAAAACAGGTGCAATAATCATACCGCCATTAATAATAAATTCTGCGATAATTCCTAGTGCAAAATATGCAAACATACGTTTTGTATACGGTTGCATATCAGTTAAATTCCATTTTATAAAATACAAAAATCTTTTCATTAAATTATCCTTCTTTTTCTAAGTCCCATACACACTTATTTTTATCTGCTTCATAATACGTTGTCTTCGATTTAGGTTGTCTTTTTACCCATAAGTGTCCGTTCTTTTCTGCATCTTCAAATGTAAGTGCAGTAATAAAGAACGCACCAATTACAAGCAAATGCCCGCCTACACTGCCTATACCAAAGTAAATTGTATATCCGGTCCAGATGGTAAACACTACTGTCCACATCACGCTTAGATAAAACATCAGTATAAACTGTGTAAATGCATTAGGTATATGACGTAATGGATTGTATTTAAGATTAAAAAAGAAATTGTACGTATCATAAATCCAAAAACCTATCTTCTTCATAATTTTTCGCCTGGCTCAAAGCCTCTAAAAGTTTTAAAACGTGGAAAACGTAAACTGTAAGTTCCGTCTTGATTTTGCGTTACTGCATCTGCCCTAACTTCAACAAGCTGACCAACAAGAGCATCGCGATCAGTCCAAAAACTGGTTCTGTTATCATCCGTAAAGCCACTGCCAACATTGACACGTATATCTTTGCCGTCATCTGTCCCAGAGCATACCACAGCCCCCAAACGCCCTTCGTTTCGTCCTGTTCCTTCTTCAACATCAATCACCTCCAATGTTACTTCTATAAATGGTTTTGCTTTGAGCCAAGCATGACTTCGCTTGCATTCATATGGTGCATCAATGTCTTTTATCATTACACCTTCATAACCACCGTCTACAGCCGCTTTATTAAGCTCTACAAAGCGTTTTTCACCTTCAGCAGTACTCAAGTCTACATCTTCCCAGTCTAGTGCTTGTACGTGCTCTAAGACGCTTGCATGTTGCTCTACCCAAGCTTTAACTGCTTGACTTCTAAAGTTTTGTGGTTTATCCCAGCTACCATCTCTAAAATTACTAAGAGGAAGCATATCAAATAAGTGTAGTACAGCATCAGTAGACTGCTTACCATCTTTACGATGTACTTGCTTCATAAGGTCTTGGAAGTTAGCACTCATTACTTCGCCATCTAATACTAGCGGATACGGAGCAGGGTTGTCTTTAATGACAGCTTCAATCTCTGCAATAATATGTCCAAAGTTATGAAACTGTTTGCCATTACGACTAAACATTTCTACTTTGTCATCACGTATAATAGTAACAACTCGAACACCATCTAGCTTAATTTCAATTTGCTTTGGTCCAACCATTTTCTTTTCATGATTAGCTGAGTCATGTGCAAGCTGACAAGTAAATGTAGGAATAGCATATTGTGGGAATTTCTTAGCTACTTTGTTTACTGTCTTTTCGCTACAACCACAACGTAGATCTTTAATAAGGATTCTACGATAAAACATATTCCACTGTTCAGTAGTAGCAACACTCATTGCAAGTTCAATTGCATCACGTGCCGCATGTCCAGTTAGCTTACGTCCTGCAAGATTCATTGCAAGTTCAACAAATGTTTCCCAAGCTAACCCCTGTCCTGTAAGAACGTCCGACCGCTCTGGTACTTGCTTTACACCAAATGTAATAAGCGGATCAAGTGCCATACGCACACCTTCAAAGAACTCGTCTAGTCCTTCTTCCATTGCTTCTAGTATTACTGCTTCTTTAGCTAGACGTGAATTGTCTGCTTCTAATCGTTCGATGATTACTTGTGGTTGTGTTCTTACCATTTCATTACTCCCTCTACTTTGTTCAAAATTGCTTGACTGTGTTTGCAGGAACCCCTAAATGTAAATCCTGGACAATCACAATCAAATCCCTTGTCGTGTAGTTCTACACTATACTCGTTATCTTTAGAACCTTTTACAGGCCAAACAGTACCTACCATCCAATGTCCTTTCGGCTTAAAGATGGTAGGTACCAAATATCTTGCTTTGAACTTGCTCATACTAACTCCTCAATGTTAAGTGGAGTGTAGTTGATTTGTTCAACACAAACACACTTGTAAGGTCCTTCTGGTGAAGGGTTACTGTGTATGTGTCCATGCACGTTCAATATAGGACCTTTACCAAACCTATGTGATTCAGAAAGTGTACTTGCATGTTGCGGGGTGTGAGTAAACAACAAACCTATGTCGCTCATATCAATCCACATCTGAACATCTTTGAAGAATGGACTAAGAAACTTTAAGTTGTCGTGGTTTCCAAGGACAAGCCTTTTCTTACCAGGCAACTTTGCAAAGTTTGCTAATAACCAATCAACCTTGTTGTGTCCAAACAATACATCTCCACAGTGAATAACAGTATCATTAGGCTTTACAACACTAGTCCAGTTATCCAACATAGTTTCGTTCATATGATTAACATCAGTAAATCCGCCTCTAGGTGGCTTACCTGCGTAATCTTTGAAAGTAAGGATTGCGTCGTGATTAAAATGAGTATCGCTTATAACCCATATATCTGACATTGTGAAGCCCTCTGTGTTTCTATTAACTATACTACTATAATAGCACCACAAAGGGCATTTGTCAACCTATTTTTTTACATTATCTTGGACTAATGAATTACAAGTGTCCAAACGTCTTTCTAATTCGTTTATCTCTTGTTCTAGATCTAGTATTTCTTCTTCGTCTGTCCAAATTTCATAGTTTGAACAACCATCATCTGTACAAGTCAAATCGTCCAAATAATAGTAGGTATTAATTACTGGAGGTATTGCGGCAATAGTCCATAATATCCCAAGTAATATAACAATCACCTTTATGGCGTTGTTTAAAGCGGTAGTTAGCATAACAGATCCTTAGTTTAATTCTGAGATTAATTTTTCTAGTTTCTTTTTACTCTTACCTTTTACTTTCTTATTGGCGGCAATAGCGTCTTTGTTGTTAGTATTGCCATCAATTACAACTAGACCAATCATACCCATTGACTTATGCGGAGTGCATTGATAAAGATATACTCCTGGTACATCAAATGAAAGTGTAACTTCCTTGCCTAGTTTACTTTTCTTTGGTAGTTCAGCAGAATCAGGTCCTGCAATAAATTCTACATTGTGTCCTTTTGATGTCGGAAGCCAAGTAATATTTTGACCAGCTTTAGCATCGATAATGTCTAAACTGTAGACCATCTTTGCTCCGTCATCTCGTTTGTTGAGCATGTCAACTTCTATGTCTCCGCCAAATGCAAATGTTCCAATTGTCATAAATGCAAATACAGATACAATTTTAATTAAGTAGTTTTCAATCATTAGCAACATCCTTTCTGCTATACCACTTATGGTCAGTTTCGTCCCAGAAAGCATTCATTGCTCTTTGAGGTCTGTGTGAAACTGTTTTACCTTTTGATTTCCGGGTCTTACCCGGTA